ATGGATACCGCCGATATTGATATTGGAAAACAACAGTTAACCCTGTTGCCTGAAGAAGTTGTTCACATTAAATACCCAAATCCCTTTTCTTCGCACGTCGGACTTTCGATGATTATTGCTCTTTCGCTTCCAGTTCTTATAGATAAATACGGACGTGAATATATTGTAGGTTTTTTCCTACGTGGTGGAAATACTTCGGGAATAATTGAAACCGATACTACTAATGCCGATCAATTACTTAGGTTTGCCAAGACATTAATGCAAGCCTTTGGCGGTCGTCGCAATATGCACGCCGACAAAATCCTACCAAAAGGAACCAAATGGGTAGGACAAGGCAACACATTTGAACAAATTAAATTAACCGAAATGCTTAAGGAAAACTACGGACTATTTCGCGCGGCCACGGGTTGCACTAATACCGTTCTTGGACAGGTTGAAAATGTAAACAGGGCAACGGCATTTGCCGAGATGCAACAATTTTGGAAGATGACAATCCTTCCAATCCAGGGAATTTATTGCAAGGGAATAATGCATTCGCCGCTATGGGAACGTTTCGGACTGGATGAAACTAATGAGCTTTGTTTCGACAATTCAAATATAGAATGGCTTAACGAGTTTGATGTTATTTTGGATCAAGACTTAAAATTAGTTCAAACACATTCTATTAATGAGCGCAGAATTAAACTTGGAGCAAAGCCAATAGAAAGATTTGGGGATAAACTTTATATTGAATTAGAATCAACTACAAAACAATCTCCACTAATGTTTTCTTTTCCTCAAAATCAAGACGTTAAATCGCTTCCTGAATCAACGGTTGTTCCGGTGATAGACGTAGTTTCAGAATGGAAATCCCTGGAAAAGAAACTGCAAGAACCGACATCTCAAATTGAAAAGGAATTTACAAAAGAATTTGGAGCGTGGGAAGGCGTGGTTCTTTCGCATATAAATAATAAAGATGCTGCCGAGGGCATGATCAAATCAAGATCTGAAAGTTTTGCGTCTGGTTTCTCGGAATTAATTATTCCTACAGTAATGCTTGCTTATGAAAATCAACTTAAAAGAATAAAAACAAAAAGTTTTAGGGCCATTCAGCACAAAGAAAGTCCCACTGATCCCGAAAGTGATCGAAGGGCTAGGCTTGATCTGCTTAAAGATCGTGCGAAGGCCCTAATCCAAAAAAAGATATTGGCGGGACAAAAAGAATCGTTTCTTGGTTATAGTAAAACGGCAATGGACCGAGTTTATAAATTAATTGACGACGAACTGGCCGCCGGAAAAAGCATCGATGACGTGGCTTATTCGGTTCGACAGAAATTCAGCGAATTTTATGAGGGTCAAGCCAGAACAATTGTAGGCACTGAATATAGTTCGGCAATTGCCATTGGTCAGCAACAGTTTGCCGAGGATCTCGGTACGGTCGCAAAAAAAATATCTAAAGAATGGATTACGATGGACGATAAGTGGGTTCGTGAAGATCATCAGGCATTATCTGGAAGAAAAGTTTACGGAGAATCTGAAAAAGTTAATGAGGCTCTTTTCTCGACCGAAGGTGATGTTGATGTTGATTCTGGAGAAGACGGAAATTATTTAAAATATCCAAAAGAAACTGGTGGCGATGCAAGCATGGTTGTGAATTGTCGTTGCACTATAATTCACGACGTTATCGAATGGAAGGAATAAAATGATTTATAAAAGCAATGAATCTTCTCCAAAAAATATTCATGGAATATTTGAACTTGCCAAAACAAAAAAGCGTTATATTCACGTGAGGAATTTTGATATAAAAGCAGCTAGCATTGAAGACGACGATAGCGAAGATCTTATTATAGAGGGTATGGCTAATCTTGCGGCAGAAGATCGCATAGACGAGGTTATAGATTCAAAAGCTTGGGATATTAAAAATTATCTAAAAAATCCCGTAATACTTTACGAACATAACCACATGTGCCCGGTTGGCGTTTCCATGCAGGTCGAACCGCGTGATGACGGGTTATATTACAAGGGAATTATAGGCAGTCCTAAAAAAGCAGAATTGACGGACGAGCAAAAAAAGGTAAGATCATTATTAAGACAAGGAATTTTAAAAGCTAACTCAGTCGGCTTTATTCCGATAGTTATGGAATACGATGAAGAAAAAGAAACTCTTCGCTACATGAAAGTTGAACTTTTAGAAATATCTATTGTGTCAATCCCGATGCAGCAAGATTCATTAATAACGTCAGTTAAAAATTTAGAGAAAGGAAAAGCTATGCCAGAAGAAAAATTAAATGAGGTTCATAAAATGTGTTCGGAAATGGGGCCGAAATTAAATGAAGTTCATAAAATGTGTTCTGATCTAAAGCCAAAAGTTGATGAAGAAGCTGGAAAGAAAATTGCAGCAGAACTTGTTGACGTGAAAGCAAAGCTTGATGTTTCGGAAAAACAAGTTATTGAACTTAAAGCAAAACTGGAAACGACAGAAAAAGGCGCGAGCGATCTTTTGGAAACTTTAAAGAAAACCGGAACAATAAAATAACATATGACAGGGATTGTCTTTGTCATTAATATTCAAGGAGGATATTTATGGAATTAACAGTGGCTGAACGCCTACAACAAGCAAACGCAGCAGTCAGTGGTTCGGCTGCTGGTGATGCCGCAAATAGAACCAATCAAGTTGACGGAGCTTTAGGAAGAGGTGCCCCGGCAATTATTTCTAGTGCCGCAAAGCACATGGAATTGGTGCCTGGACTTTTTGGCAAGAAACACATTTCTGAAGTCATTGGAATTGGAGTGGAGACCAATGATGGTAGAGATTCAAATGGATCGGTTCATAAATCACTTAACTGCGGTGATATGAATAGCAATCGTCATGTTGCTCCGGAATTAAAACACATGATTTTGGATCTTAAAAAATCAATTCACAATGCTCAATTAATGCAACAGATCGCTTCGTTTAAAAGTCGGCAGCCGGTAAACGTTTGTGATACGACGTATTTTAAAGCGGAAGTAGAACCAAAATTAAAAGCCTTTAGTCTTGCTGATTTCAGTTTCTGGATTCCGACGGCGAATGCAAGATTCTATTTTTCCGAATATGAGATCGAACCAGGACTAGCAAAATATTTTGAAGAATATCCGATGGACTCCAAGTCTGTTGACGTTCCTGGCGCAACAAACCGGCTGAAAGCTTATCTAGAATCAGATACGGCTACATTTACCGCACAATATAATACTCAGGCCAGACACCAGATGTCGGCTCAAGGATGCGTCGCGAGTACCGATATTACGGAAGACCTCTTACAAGATCTTGTTCCAAACGCAGGAGCTTTTGAAAGACTTCGCAAGGAAGTTTTGTTCGGTGTTCAGCGGTCTGAAGAAGATGCGTTAATAAACGGCGACGATACCGGGACAGTCCAGGGTGATGGTCATATGGATAGTGACGTTGCTGGTGGATCGGCTTTATTATTTAATAAAGCTTTCAAGGGTCTTCGTAAAAGAGCGATTACAGCAAGTGCAACATACAGAAATGCAGGAAATGGCGTGGATCTAAGCACATTTACTGGTCTTATGGCTGCAATGGGCAAATTTGCAAATGATAAAGGCGATCTTTTGTGGATTCTTGGTCCAACCATTGATACCAAAATTGTTACTGGCGGAGTTGCAGAAATCCTTACGCTTCAAAACGTGGGCGGCATTGCAACTTTGTTAACTGGGAAGGTTCCCAGGATTTTTGGCGTTGAATCTTTTACGTCCGAATGGGTTCGCGAAGACGTTACGACAACCGGCGTGTATGCCGCTTTATCGGCATTAACAACCATTCTTTTGGTTAAGAAATCAAGATTCGTAATTGGGGTTCGCGCTCCAGTTCGCATCTGGGCCACACCGTCATTAGCATCGAGCGACAAGATGTTATTAACGGCGAAAAAGAGGGTAACTTTTTCAGGTGTAACTCAGTCTGCTACAGAAAAATCTGTTGTATGTGCAATTAACGTTGCGCTTACATAATTATTTCGGGTGAGGGATGGCGATTGACCCAGAATATGATGTTTTGGGTCAGTCACCTTAAACTAAGAGGCATTTATGATTTATAAAGTTGGATATTTGGCAAAACCAAAAATGATAACTGAAATTAAACGTCCTGTTACTGGGTGTTTAGTTTTGAATAAAGATGAATATGTTGAACTTAGCGAACAAGAATATAATACGATTATCCAAAATGGTTTGGTTGAGCGTGATCTTTTAATATTAAAAGTTTTAGACGAACCGATTAAAGAAGATCTTGAACCAATTGCGGAAGAAGAAGAAAATTCAGAAACTGAAGATGTTGAAAACGAAGAAATTAAACCACGACGCAGAGGACGACCGAGGAAAAGTTAATGCCGGGTTTTACATTAGCATCACACTGCCTAGTTGATTCAGCAACGCTATCTAAATTTATTTATGGCGTTGACGATGGATCGGTTGGCCTGACAACTCAACAAAAATTTAACGTTGAACTTTGTATAGCAGCGGCTTCAAGACAAATACTTAATTTTATAGATCTTGATATTAAGGCCGCTTCGTTTTCAGAGGTTTGGGACGGAGCCGATTCGGATGAATTAGTTACGAAACAATGGCCTATAAATTCTATCGCATCAATTAAACTTTCCAGCAATGGCGTATTTACAAATTCCACGCCTCTTGATTCTTCTGGTTATTATACGGACGGCAATTCAATAATGTTCAGGGATGGCTTCCGGGTTCCTCGCGGGCGCGGATTACTGCAAGTAATTTATAATGCAGGTTACACGACTGTTCCAGAAGATTTGCAGTTAGGTTGTCTTATGCAGTTTCAATATCTTTACCAGCAAAACGGTAAAAACCCACCTATGGCCGGACTTGAATCAGTTCGCAAAATGGATGAATCACAGACGAAGGATAAAAATCTTTCTGAGCATGGATTGCGTTCAGAAGTTGAAGCTATCTGTAAAGAATATCAGAGGTTTGAAGCACCTCTTTCTATAATGTTTGCGAGGGTAAGTTAATGTCTGAAACAACCATGAATCAATTTTTTAAATTGATGCGAGATGAGCAGGATGCTTTTAAGAGAAGAATCCTTCAAGTTGTTTTCGACATGAGTACTGCCGTTAAGCGAGAAGTTATAAATAATATAAAAGAAACGTTTGGAAGTGAATCAGGAAGATCGGCAGGAACGTCTGGTAAGGGCGGGAAATTAATGGGGTCTGTACAGAGAGAAATGCTTCACGAAGGAGCTGTACAAATTACCGCCGGAAATGAAGGAGTGCCGTATGCTGCAATTCATGAATTTGGTGGTACGATAAAGGCAAAAAAATCTTTTCTTACAATACCAGCCGAAGGATATGAAAAAAGGCGAGCAAGGGAATTTGATTTAAAATTTAGATTAGTCGGAAGAGATAAATATAATAATCCAATGGGAATATTAACGGATGATGAAGACAGGATTGCCTTTTGGTTGTTTAAGATGGTACAAATTCCAGCGCGTCCATACATGCAACCAGCTGTAGAAGAAGTGGGAACAGACGAAGTGCTGATGGAAAGATTAAAAGAAGTAACGGGTAAAGCAGAAATTCCTTACGAGGTAACCAGGTTGTGAGTGATTCAAAAGGATCATTAATATTAACTGCTCTCAAAACTCGCCTTGAGTCTATAACCTTGGCTCACGGTTACCGAGTTGATATTAAGGAAGTGAAACTTAACACGATTGATATAAATATGAATTATCCGTCGTCTGATCTTCCTAAAATTGCAATCCTAAATGATAAAGCAAGAAACGAACAAGCCGTCTCCGCGCAATACGTTAACAACATGAACGTATGGCTTCAGTTGGTAGCAGAACCCGAATGGACTGATCTGCAAATGGAAGATTTTAAATCTGATATTCGCCAAGCTCTTTTCGGTGATAGTCCGTCTGCGTCGGGAAATACTGGAATAACTTTAGGCGGAAAAATTACGCGAATAGATATGGGAGAAGAAATTAATGATCTGCATATGCTGAAAGTAAACCGAGTTTCAGCTATGCAATTTACTTTAGTGAGTCACAGAATTTCATATAGGGATTAACAACTTTTTTGGAGGAAAGAACATGAACTTTTTACGATCCCTGATTTTAACAGCAATTTTTTTAGCGTCTTCGTTGTCGTTTGGATTGGTTTTGCAACCGTCCAACATTGATTCAGTAAAACTTAACAAGGGTCAGGTTTTTAATATTAAAGGTAATAGGGTTAGCGCAACTCAGTTATCTTTAGTAAGTAAAGGCGGAACCCCTCTTTCGTCGATGAATTACGGTTATATCGATATTGGTGGAACTACAAGAAAAGTAAGTTCTCCCAAAACTCTTACATTAGCTTCTAATGCTTGCTCTGCAAAATGGGGAACAAGCGGAACTATCCTTCTTTATGTTTATGCTGGCTCTACTTCTGGCGGTGTTGTTTATCTTTGCGCGAGTGACGTACCAAATCAAACCGTTGTTAGTGCGGCATCTGCTGGAGCAGCTGGTTATATGAATTGTAGTACTGCTCTTACAGCCGCAGATTCTGTAAGAATGCTTGGATCTGTTTCTACAAATTGCACTGGCCCCGTTATTGCTAATTCATATTCTGAAGTAGCGGTTGGTTTAAATGGTCTTGGTTATGTTCCGGTTAAAAATTATGGAACTGTATCTAGCACAACATCTAGCACTACACTGGTTTTTACAGTTAATGGGATTCAAATCGGTGACTATTGTTTGGCTCAACCAACTGCGCTTGGAACTGGCCCTAATTATATTAAAAGTGTAAGCACAGCCACCGCAAATCAACTTAATGTTGTGGTTGATACTACTCAGTCTGGTGGGACGACTACTATTAATTATATTTGCTACTAAATTTAACAAACAGAAAGGAGGTTCGCCTCTATGACAATAAAATACCGTTCGTCTTTAAATTTTGCGGAAACTTATGCTAGCGAAAAGCAAGGGGTCGGGATCTCCATAGAAAACTTCGTACACATTAAGGAAGAAACTACCCCGGGCACCTTTGTTCCTCCAAGCATAGGAACCCAGGGAAGTTCTACTTCTGGTTCAAGCCCATCGACAGATATTTCAGGTGGTTCAAATACTAATCTTAAGGCCGCCGTTGACGGTTTTGCCGCCGTTAACGTAACGCTGGCTTTACCTAGCATGGACACAGGTCCGGAAATTGCTGCAGAACTTGAAACAAAAATTAATGCCGCACTTGTCACGGCTGGTTATGACGCAAGGGTTTGGGCCGAATTTGCTTCGAGTGTTTATAAAATTTGGTCGCAAAAAGTCGGAACCGCTTCAACGGTAGTAATAACCGATGGCGCGACTCTTGATGTTGCTACGGCATTAAAATTGGGCGTTACTGGAAATGGCGGATCAGAAGCCGCTGGAACTTTTGGCGGGGATTTCCTTTATATGACAAAATGCTCGTTAAAGGTTAGTCAGCCATTTAAACCGTCAATGCATAAGACAGGTCGTCAGCCTACGAATATTATCAAGGAAAAGATAAAGTCCGAGGGTGACCTGGAACTTTATTTTAATCTTGGATCGGGTGTAACACCCACCCTAGATACGCCTGTAGCGTTACTTCTCGAAGCAATAATGGGTAGGAAAACCACGACTGGAAGTTCCATAGTTTTTGATTCGTATTATTCCCAGGATAAATATTTCTCGATTGTTCAAAGTAATAATATGTTTTCCAGGTCATTTTCTGGAGGATATCCAAAAAGTCTTACAATTGCTTTACCGGGTGATGGCGAAGCTAAATTGACCATGCCTATTAAGGCAAGAAATGGTTTATACGCTTCAATAGCAAAACTTAGCGCGGCTGTTTCCGATACTGAAGTTGTTATTGTTGAAGCGGGAGAATCAAATAGGTTTGAAGTCGGCGCAAGGGTGATGGTTGTTGATGATGATGGCAGAACTATTGTTGGGGGCGCAACTGGCGCAATAACGGTCCTTTCAAGAACTGATGTTAGTAATATAGTGACGCTTTCCGAACATGTAACGGTTGATGACGACGGGTACTTGGTTTTTTGGGCACCTCACGTCCTGGACGTATCGGGAACAGACAATCCCACAACAACACTTACCGGAACCGTAAGTTTCGACGGCGGAACTACCCCGGTTGAAGAAATCCGAAACGTTGAAATTACTTTTGATCCAAAATTTGAAGACCAAGACGCTTATTATGGAGCTGATTCAAATCGAGGAAGGGTCGTTTCCGACAGATCGGATATAAAAGCAGCGATTGATCTGGTAATGAGCGCAAGCCAAATATCCAAGGTAATTAATGCAAAAGAATTTGAATCGGTTAATATTAATGTAGTTCTTGGCGCTGCTGCAGGCAGACGTGTTGAGTTCGATTTACCAAAAATGTATATAGAAGTTCCTGACATGGAGTTGCCAGAAACGGGCACAGTTGTTGCGAAACTTTCCGGTTTTGCAATGCAATCTGCCGCTGGCATGATGGATGCATTAACTATTTCTTATTTGTAGAAAATTTGTTAACTTAGATTTATTCATTTTTAGATTCCTTTTAAGGCCCCGTATCACGGATGACGCGGGGTTTTTTCTTTCAAATATATTTGAAAAGTGCAATATTGAACTTATGCTTAAATCCATCCCTTATTTAATCCTCGGAGCGATAGTCCCCCTCATCGTTAAGGCTTATGTTTCCGACTTACCAATAGTATTAACCAAGGTTTTTGGAGGCCAGGTTTATATCGATTTGTTTAGTTGGTGGAGGGCTAAATTCATTCTCCTGGCCGCTTTTCTCGCTATCCTAATAGGAAAGATTGAGGCGCCAAAATGGGTTAAAATATATGCCGGCCTGACGTTAATGACGGGTTTTGTCACTATTGGCACTTCCGATATGCCTGGGATCGTCTTTTATGGCGGGCCTGAATATTATGACGGCATGATTACCGAATGGTGTTATTTGATCCTGATTCTTTACGCGCCAATGCTGTTGCGCGAGGTGAGAGCTCAAAAATTAGTTATATGGGGATTAGTAGCGGGATTAGCGGGAATAGCACTTGCCGGGTTATTAAATCCTTGGGAATACCTTAGGCCGATTATTTTAACGAAGCAATTAATATCCGAGGGCGCACATTTTTCAATCGTTTCATTTCACTCAACATTAGCCAATTCTAATTATGTTGGGTTTTATTGTTCAATGATCGTACCGCTGGCTTTTGCAATGACTTTAAAAAAAGCTCGAGTTTTTTTGTGGTTTTTAATTATTGCTGTCTATATTTTAATCGAATCTAAAAGCAGGTCAGGAATGACGGGCGCGGTAATAGGATGCCTGGCGGTTCTTTTAATTCAAAAAAGGGTCCTTTTGTGGATTGGTTGTGGATTAATTATCCCTGCAGGCGGGTTTCTTTTAACCTATACACGAATCCTTAAAGATCTTACTTTAAGCAATCGGGTTGAAATTTGGCAAAATACCCTCGATTTAATAGGCTGGATAGGTGCTGGAGGGGGGGTTTTTAGTCTGTATTACCCACAAAACGGAGGGTTAATCGTTGATAAGCCTCATAACTTATATTTACAGCGTGCATTTGAACAGGGTTGGTTTGGGATTATTATTTTTCTTTGCTTTATCGGTTATGTTATTTATCGCAACAAAAAACGACCGGAAATATTTGGGCCGATTATTGGATTTCTTGTGGCTGGACTTGCTAATGATAACCTTATTTTTACTGCTCCTATATTTTGGTGCATAGTTTGTTTAGGATTGACTACAAAAAAGGATTGACCTATATTCTTTCGTGGAAGTACTCAATGATTGTTTTAGTGAAAATGGCCCGGGTTCAAATATCCGGGCTGTTTTTTATTATATCAATTCTGTGATCTAGCTTTTCAAGGCATTCCTGAAATACATCAAAGGGCCAATCTGTGTATCCGTTCCAGTAGTTATGGAGGGTTTGCGGGGAAATTCCTATAGTCCTGGCAAGCTCGGAAAGATTTATTTTCTGTCCTTCGGTAATCGTTTTTATTATTTGGAATGCGGTCATTCATTAAAAATACCATCGTTTTTAATTAAAGTCTTTTCAAATATATTTGAAACTCGTAATATTAGGGAATAATCAAACAAAGGCTATTAAATGTCAAAAAAAGTAAATGTAGCAGTAAAGGAAATGGTGTTTTTGTCGATTGATGATTTAACTCCGTTTCAAGGCAAACTTAAAACTTTATCTGACGATAATTATGAAAAATTAAAGAACGAAATTATAGGCCATGATTTTTCCTTCGCAATTCATATATGGAAAAATGACAATAAACATTTGATACTCGACGGGCATCAACGCCTAGAAACATTAAAAAGAATGAAGGACGAAGGTTTTGAAATTCCAAAAATACCCGTCGCAATAGTGGAAGCAAAATCTTTAAAAGAAGCCAAACTCAAAGTCTTATCAGGAACCAGCCAATACGGGGAAATTACAAAAGATGGATTTATGGACTTTGTTCAAACAAATGATTTGGTATTCGATGATTTTGCAAACCTTAATTTTCCAGAAATTAATATCGATAATTTAAAGTTGGTTTTATTTCCAGACGAAGCAAAAGACGCAATCGAAGACGAAGTTCCAGAAGTTCCAAAAGAAACTTTTGTTAAACCCGGTGACATGTTTCAACTTGGGGAACACAGACTTCTTTGTGCCGATTGCACAGTTAAGGAAAATGTTGAAAGGTTAATGGGAACAGAGAAAGCGGATATGGTTTTTACAGATCCTCCGTATGGGATAAATGTTTTAGGTTCAGACAATCAAATCGGAGCCGGGAAATGTCCAAAAAAATATAGTCATATCGAAGGCGATTTAAAAGAATATAATCCATTATTTTGCATAAATTACGCGCCTCTTTCCTTTATATGGGGAGGAAATTATTTTGCACATTTACTTCCTAAGTCCACATCTTGGATTGTTTGGAATAAACATTCGGATATAAGCAAGGAAAGGGCAAATGATTTTAGTGATTGTGAACTAGCGTGGACAAATTTTAATAAAACATCTGTTAGACTTTTTACTCATGCGTGGATTGGTTTTTTGAGACATGGTAATAAAAAAGATGAATGCGAAAAAAGACTTCATCCAACACAAAAACCTGTTGGACTATTTGAAGAAATTTTCAAAGAATATGAATTTCCTAATAAAATTTTAGATTTATTCGGAGGTTCAGGCAGCACTTTAATTGCATGTGAGAAGACAAACAGAAAATGTTTTATGAGTGAAATATCACCTGAGTATGTAGAAGTCATAATAAATCGTTGGGAAAAATATAGCGGAAAAAAGGCCGTAAAATTATGATACATATATGTGAAAATTGTAAAAAAGAATTTAATAGAAACAGAAAACTATCAAGATTTTGTACGCATAAATGCTGTTCAGAATATTTAAACGGAAAAAATTTATCATTTTTCTGCAAGATTGTCTTTTCAAATAAATTTGAAACATTTAATATTAGGGGATAACCAGATAAAGGATATTAAATGATAGAAGATCAAAAAACTATATCTGTCCAATGTGAGGGAGCTCACCTTTTAGATATAGATGAAATTGAAATATTCCAAGGATCGTTGAAGTCACTTTCCGATCAGAATTACGAGAAACTTAAAAAATCAATTCTTGAGCTTGGTTTTTCCGCGCCGTTTTTTATTTGGGAAACGACAAACACAATTGGTTAATGGACGGTACTCAGAGAAAAGTTACCCTTCATAAAATGAGAGAAGAAGGATTAAAAATCCCTAAACTTCCTTGTGTCAAGATATTTGCAAAAAGCAAGAAAGAGGCGGCACAGAAACTTTTGGCCATAGTTTCTCAATTTGGAAAAGTTGGAAATGATGGCTTGCTACAATTTTCTAATACTTTTGATTTAAATCTTTTGGAAATTAGAAATAATTTTGAACTTCCTGAAGTTAATTTTGATTATTTAATAATGCCAGAATCTGCAAATGGAAAGGAATTTACTGAAGATGTTGAATTTGAAGTTGTTTGGAATGAATGCCCGAAATGTGGCAATAAATGGCCCAAGTAATTTCTACATTTTCGGGTTGTGGGGGCTCTTCTCTTGGTTATCAACTAGCTGGTAATAAAGTTATTCTTGCTGTCGAATGGGATAACAATGCAGTTGAAACTTATAAATTAAACTTTCCTAATACCCCTATTTATCATGGAGATATTGCAAAACTTTCAGTTGAAGAAATATTTAAGTTAACAGGAATAAAAGAAGGTGAACTTGATATTTTTGATGGTTCCCCGCCATGCCAAGGATTTTCAACAGCTGGCAAAAGAGTGATGAATGATCCTAGAAATTATTTATTTAAAGAATACGTTCGCTTGCTTCGCGGCCTTAAACCTAAAGTTTTTGTAATGGAAAATGTTTCTGGAATGGTTAAAGGCAAAATGAAACTTATTTTTGCTGATATATTAAAAGAACTAAAAGAATCTGGATACCAAGTAAAAGCAAGGCTTCTAAATGCAATGTATTTTAATGTTCCACAGTCACGGCAAAGGATAATTTTTATTGGTGTACGAAATGATTTAGGATTAAATCCAAATCATCCAAAACCAATAAATAAACCCATTGGATGCGGAAAAATAATAAAAAGCGTTACGCCAAAAACTTTTGCTCCAGAAAATGAAAAACAAAAAGAAGTTTTTAAATATATAAAACAAGGGAAATCAGCAATTCAGTGTTGCCCAAAAAATATATTATTAAAATATATTCCAAGAATGGTAAATAATAAAACATTTATATTTAACGCAATATGTAAAAGAATTGATCCAAATAAAGTTTGTAATACAATAACAAAAACATTTAAAGAATTTTCCGGGCCACAAATTCATCCTTATGAAGACAGATATTTAGCAATTGAAGAATTGCAAGCATTAGCAACGTTTCCAAATAGTTTTAAATTTGTAGGAAATTATAAAGAACAATATTCAAGAATTGGGAACACAGTACCTCCAAACTTTATGCGAGCAATTGCGGAACATATTAATAAGGAAATTTTGGATAAAATTCATCTATAATATAATAGATATGATCCTTAAAACTACCTGTTTGAGGATTAGACACCGCTCAAAATTCTGACATCCTAAATTCCCCAATAATTTCATTGTTCAACAAAAAAGGCAGTCAAAACTATAGGCAAATCAATAAACCACTAGACTTTTTCAACAAAGAAGTCTATAGGTTGCGGTGGCATATGCCTTGCATTATATAAGGTATTAACAATGTGAAAGGAGTTTCAAATGATACATAAAATAAAAATAGTAATTGAAAATCTTGGCGGAACTTGTGATGAGCGAACTTTAGAAATAGAAGCAATATCTGAAAAAGCGGCAATAAAAAAAGCATGTGCAATTATTGGGAATAGATTAGGAAGAATTTTAAGAATAAACGGCAGGCCATTTATTTATTAATAAACAACATACATATTAGGAGTCAAAATGGACTACCATCACGAAACAACCAAGCCAGCGATTGATTACAGGATTGAAGATCTGGAAGAACGTTTAGAATTTTTAATGAATAAATTTAATTCTACCGGAGAAGATCAAGACGAATGCGAAGAAATTAAACTTAAATTAAGTGAACTTTACTCGGAAAGAGCAATTCAACTTTATTCATGAAAGGAGATTTAAAATGCTAAGTAAAAACAAAATAGATGCGTTTGGTTATGAGCTTCAGGTATTGCGCGATAGGCTTAAAAAACTTCATGAAGATGAAAAAACTTTAGCGGATCTTTTTAAGGCGGAAGGTCAAGGAACGTTTCAGGGTAATGATATAACTATTACGGTTGATGAAGTAGAGCGCGAAAGTCTTGACATGCAAGCCTTACAGAAAAAAGTTAAGGATGAAATAATTGAATCATGCAAAAAAGTTAACAAATATTTTCAAGTTAAAGTACATAAAAATTAATTGTATCAAAATAAAAGGGAGGGTTTAAAATGAAACATTTTTTAATCTTAACGTCAATCGTGTTTTTAGGTTGCGGAACTGATGAAAAACAATCTGAACCAGCGACAAATCAAAACCCAGATTATGCAATGGTTGTTGAAGAAATTCCTGATTGCAATTTGGACAATAATAAGCAGTTGATTTATGTAAAACCTACCAAGGAACTTCAAAGCTGTGAATACGGAAAATGGATTTTGGTTGAAGTAAAAGGAGTAAAAGGAGAAAGGGGTGAAAAAGGCGATAATGGAATTGGGAAAGATGGTATAGATGGAAACGATGTAAATATTGATGTTACAGAAATTACCGTTAGCCCTTCTGGGCAAGATCCACATGTTTTTGTAAGAAATGGTTCTATGTATTTAGTGCCTGCAAAAATGTCTTTTGAAAACTCTAAATTTGCTTGTGAAATGAACGGATGGCGAATGACTAACATGGCAGAGGTTCGCGATGTTTTAGAAAATTCTACTTTTTATTTTTCTATGGGAGGCAATAGTTTTACTGAAACTTGGTTTGATAGTGAAAGCATTAATCCTCAATATCTTAAATATCAGTGTCATTATTGTGGTACATTATTACAGATTCTTGAAAGGGCAGATACAGAAATAAGGGCTTCTATTTGTATAAAAACATTATAAAATAAGAGGTAAAAATGAAAAAAAGAAAAATGACAGAAGTTTATATAAGAAGATCAAATTATAAGTCAGATGATCCAGATGATAATATAATTGTTTGGACTAAGGTTAATAATTTATTAGATTTAGAAAATTTCTTAACATTTTTTGGAATACTCGCTGATATAAAAGATATGGTTTCGACTTTAAAATATAGTCATTCTCATTTTTTTGTTGGAGAAGAAAACCCCTATTATTATAAGGAGTATATATCATGTGTATGATGGCTGGTCCATTACCAACTTTTTATTTAAAAAGAAAACATTGGCATAAAGGTAAAGTACTTTGGTTTGATGATCTTTCTGGGGACGGTGTTGCGTTGATTCATGGACAAAGTGTTTATTTTCATTGGAGCTGTTTGTTTTCAAAAAAAGAAAGATCAAAAAAGGGTTTTTGTGATAGAAAAAATAGAAAAGAGCTTAAAATATTATCTGATATGCCAATTCTTTGTATTGTTTTTAACAATGGGTATACATGGCAGATTGATGAAATGCGCGTTGATAAAAGAGCTTTAAAAGAAATGAATGAAATTTCAGAAACTTTGCTCCAATTAGAATGTCCTAAATATAGAAATTAAGGAGATTTAAAATGACCGATTATACAGAATCCACATCTTGCAAATGTCCACATTGCAAAACCACATTTACATCAGTTGACGGGCCAAATTGCGATTGTGACGACCATATTTTTAGATGCGAATCATGTGGGATCAAGATGTTAGATACATATTTAAAATGGCATGAAAATTTAAAATGTTGGGTTTGTCCGGAATGCGAATAACTTATAAAACAGGGGGTAAAAATGAAAGTCTATCTGTCAATAAAAGAAATGGATTTGATATTAGAAGCGATTGAAATGTTGAATCAGGATTATAAACACAATTTCCCAATGTCAAAAATATTAAATAAACTGGAAGAAAAGATTTTAACCAAACTATGCAAAAAAGGAGTCAAAAAATGAAACATAAAAAGATTTACATTATTGCCATCCGTTTTAAATCAGGTCATGTAGAAATATTTCAATTCAAAACCGAAAAATCCAGGGAAGAATTTATCGAAACTTTAGGCGAAGGGGTGGAATATGCAACATCAGAAATCAATTAAAATCGGAAGGCCAAAAATAAGTAAAGAGGGTTCCTCAACAATCTCTTTTTCTGCCAGCCAGGAGCTTAAACGGGAAATATTTGAGGCCCAAAAAGTGTTCGGCGGGATATCAAAATTCATGGTTTTTTTGTACCGATTTTGGAGGCAGAGTTTGGGGTCGAAAAAGTAGGGTTTTTTGATGTGAATAACCCTGTTGATAAGTCTTAACTGTATATTATTTAAACAATTTATTAAATAATAAAGAATAATATTAAATAAACCTTTTTAAAGATTTTGGTTTACTTTTCCCTCCATTTAATATATAAAAAATAATTCAAAATTAATAACTTAAAAAGGAGTTAAAAATGAACCCAATTTTACCCCAAAAATTCGATGCCGAATTGTTACCAAAAATCATGGCCGGGGAATTCGTCGGGATGGTTGAAGGAATGTCGTTTGAAGATTATAAAAAGGTTCCTGCAATTAATCAATCTTCCCTTAAGGAGCTTTATTTTAAAAGCCCTAGACATTATGAGGCCAGCAAAAATGAGGAAGATGAAGAAGAATCAGATGCTTTAAAAATTGGACGCGCTGTACATGCTGCTATTTTGGAACCTGATAGTTTTCGTGAAAAATATTGCATTAGTAGACCCGGCTTAAAATTAAATAGAAAAGCTGATAAGGATGAATATCTTGGAGTTATCGCCAACAATCCTGGCAAAGAAATAATCCGAGGAGAATTATTTGAGGCCATAAAATTAATGTCAATTGCATTGGCAAGAAAACCTATCATTTCACAATTATTACAAAATGGGATTGCTGAAGTGTCTTTATTTTGGATTGATTCGGCCACGACTTTACCCTGTAAAGGGAGGGTAGATTATTACCTTCCTCAATTTTCAATCATGGTAGATTTAAAAACTTCGATTTCGGCGGGGGCAGAAGATTTCCAAAATTCTTTATTGCGATATCGCTATTACTGGCAGCCTTTCTGGTATATGTCTGGGTTCAAACATATTTTCAATATTGAGATAGAAAGTTTTGTTTTCCTGGTTATAGAGAAAAAAATACCCTTTGAAAATTCTGCATTCAGGATAGATTTTGAAACGATTGAGATGGGAAAACAAGAATGTGGTGAAGCTATTAAAAAATATCTCGATTGTAAAATCAAAGGCGAATTTTCAGGTTATGTTGATGCCGTGCAGGATCTTCGACTTAAAGACTGGTATTTAAAAAGATTGAAATATGAAACATAAAAGGAGGTTTTTAATGAGTGATTTAGAAATTCTAAGATTACCCCAGGTATCTGAAAAAACAAAACTTAGTATCCCAACAATCCGTAAAAAGATTGATGATGGTACGTTCCCGCGCCCTGTAGAATTGTCTAATAGAGCGATAGGATGGACTAATGAAACGATAGAAGCGTGGATTAATAATTTACCAATAAAGGAGTCAAAAAATGAGTAACGAATTAGTTAAAGAAGAAATGGGATTAGTAGAAAGTGTTCAAGGCCGCGAAGACCAGAGTTTAGAATCTGCGAAAGTAACTGCCCAGGTTCAGGCTGCTTTAGTAATTGCAAAGAAATTTCCGCGCAATGAATTAGCCGCCCACACTAGAATAATTGATGCTTGTAAACGTTATCCATTGGCCGAACAATCAATGTACGCTTATAACCGTGGAAGCCAGCAAATAACAGGCCCTTCAATACGTTTAGCGGAAACATTATGTAAGAATTATGGAAATATATCGACCTGGAGTGATGAGGTAGAACAGGGTGAAGATTTTTCAAAAATTAATGTTGGTGCCTGGGATCTTGAAACAAACTATATTGATTCAAAAACCGTTCACGTTCCACATTACCGAGATACTCGCGAGGGTAAGAAAAGGTTGACCGATGGCCGCGACGTTTACGAACATGTCGCAAATATGGCATCCCGCAGAAAACGGGTTTGTATGATTAACGTTATTCCTAAGGACTTGGTTGATGCCGCGATAGATCAATGCGAAAAAACCTTTGCCGATGGCCCGGAAAAAAACAAACTTCCTTTAATCGACCGTATAAAAAATATGCTGGTTGGTTTTAAGGAGTTTGGAATTACCCAGGAAATGATTGAAACCCGGGTGGGTCATAAAGCGGATGCTATAGCGCAGGCCGAATTTGTTGCCTTATATAAGATTTACCAGTCAATTAAGGATGGCGTTTCATCAAGGGAGCAATGGTTTGAAACGGGGGCCAAAAAATCTGAGGATTTAACCGAAAAACTCAAGAATTCAGGCAAATCAGAAAAGAAGGAAAAGGTTAATGATCTTAATGGTATATAGTTTTTTCAACTTAAAGGTTTATTTTTCCGGAGAAATAAAATATATTGGATTAAATAATCCGGTGCGAGGCCATTTAAATTGAAAATAAGTTAAAGATAGTTTATTTTGTAAAAAAGGCTTTTGCTGTCTTTTAAAGTTATGCCTCTTACCGGATTCATAACCCATCGATTTGCAGAAGCCTTTTTCATTTAATAAACGGAGTTATTAATGCCTAGAGTTAATGTTGAAGAAAAATGTTTTGATACGGATTTACCCATGATTAGTGCTTTAACTGGATGGGATCAGCATTTTTGTTTGGGTTGTTTATGTTTCCTTTGGCACACATCTCAAAAATTTGATTGTGAAAAGGCCAATAAGGAAGAAATTAAAAAATGGACTAAATTATTTGATAATAAAAAGACAGATATTTTTATTAAATCTGGTTTGGAAAGTGGGTTTTTGGAACCCATTAATGATGAAATTTTCTACATTAAAGGAAATCGAGAGCAGCTTTCTTGGAAAAAATACCGTTCTAAGCAATGTTCAGAGGCTGGAAAAAAAGGCATGGAAAAACGGTGGGGTAAGTATAACGAACCCATAACGGACGATAACGGAGTTATAACGGGGATAACCTCAAGTACAAGTACAAGTACAAGTACAAGTACAAGAACAAATAATAAAGATATATCTTCTTGCAAAATTGATAACGAACTTATAACGGACGTTATGGTTCCTTCGGATAAACCGAAGGGAAGGGAAATTAAAAAACCTAAAAAAGAAATCATAATTTCTGACTCTGAAAAATTGCTTGCTCAGAAATGGTTTGAATACGCATTAAGTTTAACTCCAAATGGTAAGTTTAAAATCGATTCATTTCAAAGCGACATAGTAAAAGCAAAAAAAGAAATAAAATTAAATGACAAGGGAATGGATGAAATATTTGAGGTAATGAAGACCGATAATTTTTGGAAGGATAAAATTAGAACTCCAAAAGCCCTTTTAAAAGAATGCTCGGATGGACTTAGAAAAATCGATCATCTTATCGACGTACTTAAAAGAACAAAATATAAAACCAGTCCAATTAACGACTGGGCAAAAAACAAAACTGAAGAGCTCGAAAGGGAGGGAATAACTTTTGACAAACCTTAATCCAAAGATTTTTTCAAAATTCATAAAGGCACTTTCCAAATCTATTCCAAAATGGTCGCCGGATTTTAATGATGAAGAAACAATGGATGCCTGGTATTTGCATTTTAAAAACATAACTGTTGAACAGTTGGAAGTTATTTTCAGAAAGGCACCAGTTACCTTCGATGAATTTCCTTCTCTTAGAATGCTTTTAAAATTGACAGGAGAACACTCATTCGACGGAGATTCAGACCCTAGGGACGCAGCATCAAGGATTATCAGCGCCGTTTCAAAATACGGGTATAATAATGTCAACGAAGCAAAGGAATATATCGGCGAACTTGGTTGGGAAACGATGAAACGATATGCTGGATCTTGGAGTAATTTTTGTGATTTTTTAAATTCAGAAAATATATCCGCTATTCAAGCCCAACTAAGGGAACTTTGTAAAACAGTGGGAAACAAATTGGAGCGCGGAGAAATATCACCACCAGGATTACCGTCACCTGAAAAATCATATGTTGGAAAAATACTTGCCGGTCTATGCAATTCGACAAAACAATTGATTGGAAAGAAGAAATAAATGTTCGCCTACGAAATTCCAGATTGGAAACAAAAAAAATTAAGAGATATTAATTGGCCTAAAGAAGCGCATTTATTTTTTATAGGTCACAATCCTGAAATGCTCGAAACTAAAATTGTAGGTTTTGAAAACAGAAGAATTGATTATGATGCAATTTATCGAAGTCTTTTATTTGAGGGCTGTTGGGAAGAATATAAAGAACCACAAAAAGAAGCCAAATATAGGCAAGCAATATTTTATTCTAAACTAAGTAATAAATATTATTGTCCATCAACATTATTCGAGGACGTTGGAGAAGTTACATGTTTTTTAAAAAAAGATTTATCTCCACTTGAAGATGGATCTCATTTTGTTAAATGGAAAACATCAACGGAAGAACTATTGCCAGAAATCACAAAGGAGTTTAAAAATGGAAAATGAATTAACGGCAACTAAAGAACTTAAGGCATTCGTAAAACATTTTTATTATCTGGCGGAAGACGCATATAAAACAGCCGGAATTATTCCACACCCAGATTTTTTAGTTAAACTTTCTTTGGAACTTTATACAACATTCATGGTTAAACACATGACTGAAACAAATAAAAAAGATACTCCAACGGGAATTGATATTTTTAACATTTTTAAAAAGGAATAAAAAATGAAAATCATTAAACTGGAAGCAAACAACATCTTAAGACTTTCGGCGGTAGAAATTACACCGGACGGAAACACCATTATTATCGGCGGAAAGAACGGGGCAGGAAAAACCAGCGTCCTTAATTCCATCGAGATGGCCCTGGGAGGAACAGGATCAGTGCCGCCTAAGCCAGTAAAAGATGGAGCAGAGAAAGGGAACATCGTAGTTGACCTTGGTGATATCATTGTGGAACGTAAATTTAATTCATCCGGAGAATCCAAACTTATCGTCAAGAATAAGGAAGGCGCAGTTTATCAATCGCCACAGGCAA